AATAATCAATATCTACTTTATTCATAATTATAAATTAATTTTACATTTAAATTCATTTCACATAAAATATATTTAAATATTATAGTCATTTAATTTAATCCATTTACATTATGACTATTAATATAAATATTATAATTAGTCCAAATTTCGCGACACATTGGACACGTTCTTGAGCTGCCTAGACGTCGTCTTAACCATCGTTTAAGGCTAGATTCTAAAAAATGGTTCCTACAATTGGTGCAAGACATATAAGTACGTCCTGCTACAATCTCATCGTGGCTAATATTACAGATGTTGCGCTGAGGATTAATTAATTGATATATTTGTTGTCCAGCAGGTATATAATATCCAGGTTCTTCATCTTCTTCTTCAACGGTTACAGTTCCAGTATTAGAATACCCAGTGCCACTCAAAATATAATTGCCAGATATATCAAGTAATGTAGGATTATTATCAATCGGCCCTACTAATGGTAAAAAATTAGCTAATCTATTGATAAATACTGGTCTTCCGTCAAGATATAAAGCACCCACACCATCTCTATGACAGAAATAATTAGAATAAATATTGTGAACTGTAAATTTGCTTTGATCATTAGAAAAATGTAAAGACATAGAAGAACTTTGTAATTGGGATAAATTAATGGAACCGACAAATGCGATAACATTTTTATCTAAAAAATTGGTTATTTCATTAAAAGGCATATAAATTAAATTATCAGACACTTTAGTACATGCGGTTGAAATTAAAAATGGATCATAATCAAAACGCACAATATTATTAACATAAAATTTAATAGCAGTTAGTTCAGAAATGTTACCCTGAATTAAAAATCCTTTGGTTTGTCCAAATAGATTAGAAGTGTGAAAATGAAATGAACGCTTACTAACAGTACTATTATGAGGCACATTGATAGACAAAGAACCAATTTGCTGAATAAATTTGCGACTATTGTATTCATTATTCGCAATATGATGGCGTAGTGTATCTTCATGTATATACACTTTGCTTATCAAACTAAACCGATTAGAATAATTGATAATATCATGTGAATCTTCAATACAAAAATCTATATTAGAGTAACGTAATACATTCATATCTATTTTATCAAAAAAATGCTTAAATGGAATAGATATATATATTTTATTACCATATTTAACAGCAGGAGTTAATTCATGTAACAAAGAAAACGGAAATTGTAAAACGGGGTTTCCAGAAATTAACATAACGATTCGTATATTATTAAAAAGATTACAAACCGTATTAAGATATTCAGTATCAGAAAAATATGAATTCTGTCCTTGATTTAAGTGAATAACTAATGTTTGCGGGCAATATCCGTCAAAATCGCGAGAAAATCTTAGAACATTATTTTGCTCGGGAAAATCTAACACTTTAGTTCCAGTTGCGTAATTATATACAGTATTATAAGACATATCTATAGTGTTAGTGTTAGCATTACTTAAAATTTGAGCAATCATTCCATGACGAATATCATTATCTGAATCCATTTGTTAGTTTATAAATAATATGACAGTAAATATTTAAATAGATTTATTATATTTTATAAACTGACAAATATAATAAAATTATCTTTTTTTTCTTGAAGAACGTTTTTTTCCTTTTCCCCTTCTTTTAGTGTTTCTTTTCCTTTTATAAATACCTAGTCCTAAATTTCCTAAATCTGTTTCCATATCTTGTTTAACATTTGGAGAAAAATCTTCATCTTCTAAATCAGATAATGTTTTTCTATCAAGTAAAACATTTTTTCCGCCATTAATTTTAGCACTATCTAAAATAACAATAGATCCTTTTAAGTAAAGAATATTAGCATGATTTACAGATCCTGTTTTATATTTTTTATATTTTGTAGGTATGTTGATTTTAGAAGTCTTATCATTATTCCAATATGTATGGGACATTTTTTTTTTAGGATTAGATGAGTCTATAAAATCATATATATTATTTGATTCTTTAAAAATATGTAATGTTTCATTATAATCTGTAGGTTGTTGTTTGTCCGCAAAATACTGGGTTCCGGAAAATTCTACAAATGGGTGAGCCATATTTATATATAAACAAAATATTAAAAATTTAATAAACACTAAATCAATAAATATTAAACTAGTAAATGCTAAACTAACAAATAAATATAATATAAAAAACCATTTAAACGCAACTCTATATAAATATATAACCTAGTAAGATGTCACAAACCGATAGCTATTTGACTTTATGTATTGAAGAGAGAGATGAAAATGATTATAATAAAATTGTACATCGTATATTTTTATCATATGATATAGAGCAAGAGTCGTATGTTATATATGGAAGACCGCAACGAATGGCCATCGATAGCGAACCGTATTTTTTTAGATCTGATAAATCAGCAGATATGTATAAATTTGTCAAGTTTCTAATAGGTAAGAAGGCTCAGTGTAGTTATACATTGTATAATTACAATAATATGCCATTTGATTTGGAAGGTGTAGATTATTTTTTTATGGAGGAAAATATGGATATTAGGTACGAGCTAGCAGCGTATGATAATGTGAGACTTGCCAAGGTAGATTTTAGAAAGAATTTGAGAATGTTGAAGAATGTGTATAATTTTTATTAAAAATAAATGTAATAAATAATATCATATTGGGATTTGTCATATTTAATTTGAGATGTATATGTAATCTTATTGAAATTACATATTTGTCGTAAAATGGTTATAAACGCATTATAATTAAGTTTACGCTCCAAATATATCCGCTTGGATATATGGTAATAATCTTTACATATTTCTAAAAACCGAGGTATACTATCATTAAACATGCCTTTTTTATAGGCAATATTATTTATAACATAAGTTTTATCAGTTTTAACTGCGATGTCTTCTAGTAATTTAATAAGTTCTTCATTAGGTATTTTATTTTTGAATATTTGGGATGACATTTATAATAATAAGATAAAATATTTTAATATTAATATTCATATTCACAATTAAAATTTTGTTAGTAATTTTTATAAATGCTCTAAAGTTACAAATTATTTATTTTGTTTAATGTCAATATTAGCATAAACGTTATTAGAAAATAAAGCTAATTCAATTTCATCTTCATGTATATTATGAAATATAGTAATATATTTACATATAATGGGTATAATATTATATTTTTGTGGTTCAGTTAATAAATCTGTAATTTTAACAAAAAGAAAATAATTATCAAGAATATCCATAACTGAATAGCCTTTATCATAAAGATTATATAAAATACTTATAGCTTTAGTTAAGTTTTTATCTTTAATTGATTGGGTATATTCTTTAAAAATATGAAAGCTTATATTAGTACAAACATTGTTCGCTAGTTCAAGAGTAATATGTTGATTTAACAATTTAAATTTTTCCATATAATTTATTAATATTTTAGCAGTATTGTTACATACATTTAGTATAAATTGTTCTGCGTCATTATCAATCATCATATTTTCATTGTTTATAATTTTTTTCATAATAGTATAAAGATTTTCTTGATGTAATGGTTTAATTTTGATAATAATAAAACGAGATTGTAGTGACTCAATGACTTTTTGTGAATTAGTACATGAAGCTATGAAATGAACATTATGGCTATATTTGTCAATACAATTACGAAATACTTGCTGACTTTGTTCATTAATAAAGTCAATATCATCCAAAATGATTATTTTTTTTTTACCATTAATAGAAGAACAAGTTTGACAAAATGTTTTAACATCATTTCGGTAATAATTAATTCCTTGTTCTTTCAAGCTATTAATATGTAAAATATTATCTTCATATAAAGATGGATAAGAATTTTTATAATATTCACGGATAACCGCATTAAGAAAAGCAGTTTTGCCACATCCAATGTCACCAATAAATAAAATATTAAGATTATCAATAGAAATAAGAGTATTAAGGATATCAATCATTTCACTATCAGTTTCAAAATCATTGAAATATCTTGGGTTATATTTATTTAAAAAAAGAGAATTCATAAATATAAATATATACGTTAATAAGTATTTAAGTTTATCTTAAACAATATTAATATATGAATTTTTCAAATACGGGTGGTGACACAAATTCTTTTTATAATGTTTTGGAAGTGTCTGACACAGCAAGTCCAGAGGATATAAAAAAATCATATAGAAAGTTATCAATGCTTCATCATCCAGATAAAAATGGAAATAGTCAAGAATCAAAGGAAAAAATTCAAAAAATAAATGAAGCGTATGAGGTTTTAGGAGATGCTGAAAAAAAGAAAGAGTATGATATGATGCAAAATAACCCATTTTTAAAAATGATGGGGCAAGGATTTAATTCAAATATGAATTCAAATATGAATCCAGTAGATGAACTATTTTCAAGTATTTTTGGAATGCCTTTTATGAGTTCAGGAGGTCCCGATATTTCTTTTATGGGTCCAAATGTGAGAGTATTTCATAATGGAAGACCGTATAATCAAGGTTTTCAAAAACCGGCCCCAATAGTACAGAATATTAGTGTCCCTATAGATAAGATTTTAATAGGAACTACTATTCCTGTGGACATTGAAAGATGGATCATGGAAAACGGATTAAAGGTTTGTGAACATGAAACGGTTTATGTGACTGTTCCTAAAGGAATAGATGAAGGTGAAATAATTATTTTAAAAGAAAAGGGAAATGTGTTAAGTGAAACTAACAAAGGGGATATTAAGATTTTTGTAAAAATAGAGAACAATACTGAATTTAAACGCAGTGGTCTAGATTTAATTTTAGAAAAGTCAATAACGGTGAAGGAAGCTTTGTGTGGATTTACATTTGAATTAAAATATATAACAGGTAAGGTATATACAATAACTAACAATTCCGGAAATATAATAAGTCATGGCTACAAAAAATTAATACCAAATATGGGTTTATCACGAGACAATCATACAGGCAATTTGTTAATCATATTTGATGTAAAATTTCCGGAAAAGTTATCAGAAGAGACCTTAGCCGCATTAAAAGAGATCCAATTTTAATAATTAATAATTAAATTATTTATAAAAACAATATAAATAATTTAAAACAATATATCTATAATATGACATTTATTAAATTTTTAAATCAAATCAAGACAGTATATAAATGTATTGATTGTAAACATTATTCGCTTCAGTATACTAAATATTATTTAAGTTAGAATACTAATT